GACAGACGAGGTGCAATCCTTGCTCTCGCTCAAGAATGGGCATCAATTCCACACCCTGACACTGGAAACACTATCTATGGTGGAAACAGAGCAGCGCACACCGTTGCTGAGGTTGAGGCAGCGATTGATGGTGCCAGAGGTGGATCCCCATTGGTTAGCGACAATCCCAATCTAAACATCGCGGGTGTTCCTAGTAGTGGAAGTGGCGGTGGTGATACCATTGCTGCTGCACCTGCTGTAGATCCAGAGGCACTCAAAAGGCAAGCGTTTGATATGCTCGCTAAAGGTATTGATGAAACTAGAAAGGTTCTAGGGTTTACTGAAGAAGTTGCTGAAGAGAAAGAGAGTGCAGAAAAGACTGTACAGGAAGAGCAAACCAAAAAAGTTGAGGCAGCAACTGCTGTTGCCACTGCTGCAACTAAGGCAGACGCAGCAAAAACATCTTCAGATGATAAAGGAACTGCACCACCTCCAACAACGGTAAATATACCAGATAATAAAATGCCAGATTGGTTAGCATTTATGCCTAAGATTGGATTATTCGGCGGAGGTTGGGGTTAATGGCACCACTACAAAAATCGGGACAAACTGCACTTAAAGCGTTCCTGTTAGATGGCAATGGTCAGATAAGAACTGCAAAAGATGGTGCTCGCGACCTCACAGAACTCATCTCCGAAGTTAAGATTATTGAGAGCATCAGTATGCCTGCAATCTTTGCTGAGGTTGCAATTTTTGATGCCACAGACTTCATCAACACTCTAATTGGTAATGAGTATTGGAGAATTGAACTGGAGGCATTTGGCACCCAGGTTACATATATCCTCCAGTGTTATGAGATTGGATCCCGATCTAAGCAAGAGAAGAAGGAAGCGTATGTTCTGAAGATGGTGTCTCCCGCTTTTATCACCAATGAAATTGTCAATGTATTTGGTGCGTATCAATCTCTGGATGCTGGGGCACACGTCAAAAAGATTTTAGAGATGGTTACCACTCTTGGCGGAAAGAATGGTAAAAAGTTTGATGTTGAGGCAGCAAACAAAATGAGATTTACTGCTCCTAACTGGAGACCGTTTGATGCCATCAACTTCGTAGCATCTAAGGCAACTAGAACTGGTTCTAAGGCAGATAAAGCACAGGGTGCATATGTTTTCTATGAAAACGCCAAGGGTTATCATTTCAAAACCCTAGACAAGTTGGTTGAGAATGCAGTTGCACAAGATAAACCTACCTATGTGTATGGTCAAAAGGCAGTATCGGATGATCCTGGCAGAAACCAGTATCTTATTAACAGACTTACATTTCCAAAGTCGTACAACAGTTTAGAAAATCTCCGTCAAGGTACATGGTCTGGATATATTATTGGTTTGGATCCTAGCACTCTGGGAGAATCTGTATTGCCAACTAAGAATAAAAAAGTGACTGCAGAAACTGCATATTATAACATTGAAACGTACTACAAAGAGTTTTCTCTTCTAGAGAAAGGTGGAAAGATTCCAATAGACACAAAGGATCCAATCGTCTCAAAGATGATTAACAATCCTAAGCGTGTTCATTATAGGGTGTTGCCTACTCACTTGTGGGATACACCATCTAAAGATGGAAATAGTAGTAAGAAGTCTAAGAACCTTAACTACTATTTGGACACTGCTGCATACAACTATCTTAGAAAGAAGGCACTTGAAACTATTCAACTGCAAATTGAAGTTCCTGGCAACTTAGGACTGAACGCTGGTGAAGGTGTAAAAGTAGAAATTCCACGAATGCAGGCAAAGGGTAAAAAGGTAGAACTTGACAAAGTATATTCTGGCACCTATCTTATTGGTGGTGTCACTCACGTCTACAAAGTTTCTCAAATGCAAACAACTCTGCACCTTTTGAGAGACAGTATCAAGGTGGCACCTAAATAATACAAACAATCAATTCCACAGAGGAAAATGGAATCTATTGAAAAGCACATTGAGGCGGACAAGGAAGAACTTCAAGATCCGCAAATCTCACCTCAACGTCGCCGTCACATTGAGGGAGAACTTCATGATTTGGAAGAATATGTAGAGCATCACAAAGAAGAGATTGAAGCGGGAGATCATCACGATCCCACACCTCTTGAGTTGTATTGCGATCAGAATCCTTCGGAACCAGAATGTCTCGTCTATGACGATTGACAAACCTCATACATAGTGCTATAATCACAATGTCAGTTGGTCAGAGACACCTCTAAGATCAACTTTTACAATCCTCTGTAGTTCAGCGGCAGAACATCCGACTGTTAATCGGAATGTCCTTGGTTCAAATCCAAGCGGAGGAGTGAGGGTGATTAACTCAGCGGTAGAGTTCCTCGTTTACACCGAGGCAGTCGGGGGTTCAAATCCCTCATCACCCACTTGATAACATATCATCATGCAAATTATTCCTTCCTTCTCATATCCCGTATTAGTAGATGAGTTTGAAATTAAAGATCATCTAGTTTCTAATCTAGAAGCATCATGGGATGATGTACAAAGAGAAGGTGATGTATTTGTCCTTAAAGGTCAAGTACCCGACTGTGGTGGTTTCTATAACTGGGTAGAAGAACGTGCAAACTTCTACATTACAGAAGTCCTTGGGTACAATGCTGAACTGACTATGTTCACTGAGGTACAAGTGTCACAAACAGGCACTCAAATTCCTGCACATATTCATCGTGGTACTTACATCACTGGATATTACATGGTGAAGTATGATGAGCAGGTAGGTCATACTCCCCTTGTCATTGAGAATCCTTTCCGAAATACTTTGGTTCCTAGTATTGATTTGAAAGAGAATCGCCCTACGATGTGGAACACTGCTAACTTTATTCCACCTGTGAAAGAGGGTCAACTTGTTTTGTTCCCATCTAATTTGACTCACTTCTTTCCCCAGATGGAAGGCGATGATCGTGTGGTTGTATCGTTTGAATTTATCGCTAAATAATATCACCCAGTCTAATTAAAAATGGCAGCATACGTTGATAATATCGTAGGTGAATCTTCTACAGATTTTGTAGGTAAAGATGGATTTATCTGGTGGGTAGGTGAGGTTGAGGATAGTGAAGATCCTCAGAAGATTGGTAGGGTAAAGTGTAGAGTTCTGGGTTTTTACACTGGTCCTCAGGCAGGTTTCCGTAAGGATCTTGAAACTAAAGACTTGCCATGGGCAACTGTATTGCAACCTACTGACCAGGCAGGTATTGACGGTGTTGGTAAATCTTCTCACCAACTGCGTCCTGGTGCTATTGTCATGGGATTTTTCCTTGACGGTGAAGAAGCACAACTACCCATTGTTATGGGTGTTTTGAGAATCAGCAATGCTCAGTCTGGTAAGTTAGATTCTAAGCAAAGTTCTTTCCTGTTCACTAATGCACCGAACAGACAGGATATCAACCCAACTAATAAAGAGGTTGGTGCAACATCTCAACAGTCGGACAAGACTAAACCTAACACTGGCAGTAACACTGTAAAAACTCCTGGCGAAACTGACGCCACAGTTACTAACAATCAGGCACCTGCTGCCCTGGGTAACAGAGCACCTGCAACTAGTAGTAACACTACTAAACCAACTGTTAGAGAGAATGGTGTTCCTGCTGCGTCTGGTGTTGGTGGTCCTTGGAAGACCCTAGAGATTAAATTGAGGCAACTTGTAGAAGATCTCATCTCAACTGCATCCTCTGTTGTTAAGAATGAAGAGGGTGAGTTTATTGATGTGTTTGAGAACAAAATTGCTAAGGTAGATGATCTGACGCAAAAGATCCAAGGATTTCTTACAGCAGTCATGGCACAAGTTGTCTCTGCATTTAAGGAACAACTCACCGTGATTGCAGGTGAAGGTCTGTCAATGGCAGGAATCATCTCTAAATTTACTGGTATTCCTTTTGTTGTTCTTCAAATTGTTCAGACAATTATTGAGGCGCTCCTCAACCAGATTTGTGGTCTGGATGATTTGATTAAACAGATGGTTGCTGACCCCATGGGCGTCGTTACTTCCATGGCGGAGCAACTCCTTGATCAGGCAATGGATGCTGCTACTGCTGCAACCGCTGGCGTTCAAGATATTATTAACCAGATCACATGTTCCATTCAAAGTGGTCTTGGTTTTGTAGGTCAGATCCTTCAACTGGTTAAGGCAGCAACTGCTGTTGCCGAGGGTTTTGACACCTTGAAGGATGTATTTGAAAACGGTAAGGACATCTTTACTGGTAAGACTGACATTAGTAAAATCAATCTTCAGTCTATCTCTCAGTTGATTAGTATCATCTTCTCACTGTTTGACTTTGGTGGATGTAACCGAAAACCTGGAGCACGAGCGTCAACTAGTAAACAATTCTATCCATTCTTAGGAGTCACGGGATGTAGTAAGGATGACCTAGATAAACTGAAGGGCAAACTAGGTAATGCATACCCCCCATGTGGAGGATCAGGTGGTGGAGGTACTATCGTTGATGCCATCTTTAACGATGCTAACACTTACCTAAACTCTGCTCAAAGTTTTATCAACGGTGCATATAATCTGCAACTGAGCACTCCTGGTAGGCAAGGTTCAATCACTAGATATGCTTCTGGTTATACAGTTACCGATGCTAGGGTAGATAACAAAGAATATACAGAACACGTTGCACGAGTCCAAGCAGGGCAATCTGCTACTGAATCTGCTGAGACTGCTAAAAAATTAAACCCAGACTCTAAAGGTAGTAGTGATCCTCTGGTTGGTACTCACGTTGATTGTCCTGGCAACTATTCTGCTGAGTACAAACAGTCTAAGTGTGAGTCTATTGCAAAGGACAACATCATCACCATTGATGGTGACTACCGCCTGAAAGTTACTGGAGACTTCCACCTGGAAATTGGTGGTGGTATGTTTATTGACGTGTCTGGCGCACCTGGAGAAGGTGAAACTAAGACTCAAAAAAATACTATTAACTTTGCATCAGATACTGCTATTGATTGTAAAGGTCACCTACAGGCACAGGCAATCGGCAACACTGTAGCAGGCAAAGGTGGTACTAACGCTGAAATTATTGCACCTAACGGTAACACTAAGATTGATGCTCAGGGTTATGAGATCTCTGCATCTGAGATTAAGTTGTCTGCAGGTAACTCAATCACGATGACTGCACCTGCAGAGTATCACTTCATCAACACTCTTGATGGTGTTATTCCTAAGGGTAAGACTGGTATCTTTAACACTGTTGGTGGTCCTGTTGATTACGTTATGTTCCCTGCACCTTCTGCAGATCCTATCCCCAGATTCTCTATCAACACCCCTGGTCCTTTCCTGGTCAACTGTGCTGCTGGTGGTGCTCTATTCACTGTTGCTGCTGGTGCTTTTGCTGCCAACGTTGCCACGGGTGCTATCACCCTGAACGCCGCTGCTGGTGCTGCCAGTATCGTCGCTGGTGCCGCGATCAACATCACCGCTACGGCAAACGTAAAAGTCACTGCTGCCACCATCTTGCTTAATTGACGGATCTGTGCTATGATGTGGGGGTTCACCCCCTAACCTCATGGAAACCTATCTAGAGCACGTTTGGATCAATGTTTCTAAGCGTGAAGTAAAAATCATGGATAATGAGGGTTATGACGAAACCATCCGATTCAAGTTTGACGAAGAAGGATCCGAAGGATTCGCAGAAACTCTCGCAAACTTCTCTGAACTCAATCCTTCCCTATTTACCTACCACTATGAAGTCGCCTCTTGACATTGATTCTGCTCAATTTGAGGAGAACTTTGAATTTATTGTTGATCTTTGCCATAGTAACCTTCAACCGTTCCGTATCAAGCACAATGGCAAATACTTAATGCTGGTTCCTATTTTTGAGAAACCGACTATTGACCCTGATATTGTTGATCAAGTTGAGGAGTTTAAGAAAGAATGGATGGCGACTCTAGAAGAGAACACTTCATCAAACTGATAGAAGGATCCTATACAAATAAATCGCAGGCAATGTCCGACCCCACTGGACATGCCTGGGTTTGGATTCAATGGATAAAGTTAGACGATAATAAGATTCAGTCTCGTCAGTGGTATCATCACACCAAAGAAGTATACCGAGAGCGCAATTTTATTGTTGAGACTGAGGGAGACAACATTGTATTAAGAAATCACACTCTAAACTGGGAACCAGTAGGTTGTGATATTATATGGAAACCATTCGGCACAGGATACAAATCTAATGGCGAATGTAAATATGGAGACCTGGAGATCTTTTACAAAGGACAACTTACTCAGCATGAGTATCGCAGTTGGGATCAAGGTTTCCGAAATGGTAAACGTGTCATCGGTAATGTAGCAAGTGAATTCATCTTCAACAGACAAACTAAGCGACTATAAGGTATATGATATTGACTTTGTTCGTCAGTATCATATACACTTGTGTGACGCATGTGCCGAAACCAGTGCAAGAGCATCTGGTGTTTTAGATGGCGTTTCATATGTTAGAGAGGGCAAACATCAGCACAATCCAGACTATCCTAACAGCACATGGTTGTATGGTTATTATAACTTTTTTGCCTGCAATCCCAGAGATAATGTAGTCTATGATCTGTTTGCTCATGTAAAGGAATCTATCCGAGATTACATCGGAATGGAAGAACGTGCATGGACACAATGTTGGGTAAATACTCATCCCAAAGATGGTTTGCTACATAAACATTTCCATCAGTATCCAATTCATTGGTATTTGTCAATCTATCCACAGAATACTGAAACTGTATTCTATGATGGTGATGATGAGTTATATCGTATCAAGAATGAGACTGGAAAGTTGTATATTGGTCCTGGAGATAGAATGCACGAAGTAGTTCCTACAGGAGAATTTGATCACATGCCCAGAGTTACTATTGCTGGAAATGTGATGCGTAGCAGTGATACTAAGTACCAATGTAAGACCTTCACATTCATCCCAATCTGATGTACATTTCAGACAATTTTTTTGACAAACCAGATGAAATCCGTCAACTTGCTCTAGCGCAAGACTATGGAAAGCATGGTCATGATAACTATCCTGGATTTAGATCTAAGATGATTCATGAGATTGACAAAAATCTGTGGGATGAACTGTCACTACGTCTAATGCAGTTTCCAATCTGTTCTAGACATAGACTCAACGTAATGAAGGCAGAGTTTGCATACGTTCCTGCCAAATTTGGTCAGGGTTGGCCTCACATAGATGACGATGCTACATTAGCAGGTGCTATATATCTATCGCCAAATCCTGCTAAGAACAGTGGGACAAGTTTTTATGAACCAGTCCCAGGTTGTACTAAAGCGAGAGATGTGAAGTACAATCGTAAAAAGTTTTTCATGGATCCAGATCCAAACTACGATGATGCCATGGAGGCAAACAACACGATTCGTAGTTGTTATCGTAAAGTTCATACTATTGATAATGTTTACAATCGCATGGCAATGTGGTACAGCAATGTTACTCACTCGGAAGAGTCATTCTTTGGTGACAATCTTGACGACTCCCGATTAACTTTGCTATACTTTCTCCATCGCATCTGATAAATATGGAAAAAGCATCCGATATGAAAATCAATCTATGGTATGCCACAGAGATGAAACAGTGGCGATGGACTCTTACAGATGACGATGACCACAGTCTGATGGAGTCTGGGCAACGAGAGTTTCTTAAAGATGCGATGTTAGATGTTGCCAATACCGTAGATTATGTGCTAGACTGCAAACAGTCTGAATGACCTATGACTGAAACTCAACCCGAAACCAAACGAAAAGTAAAACTGTCCGACTCTTTTGGCGGAACAGTTGAAAAAAACATCCCCGAAGATGTTGAGTGGATTGATGATGCGTTTTACATCAAAGAGACTCGTTTTGGAATGCATACTAGTATTCTAAAAGAACCCCTAGGTCAGCACTTTATCACTGGTCTGGATTATCAAACGGTGCTAGAAATCACACGTTGGCATCTCAAATCTATTCAAGATGGAAGTCTTGATGATCACAGTACAGTTCTTAACTCTGGAGTAGTTGGAGGAAAACTATGACAACCCGCGAATTTGTTGACAAAAACGGCAACACTTGGACCTGGGAGGAAACTCCTGAAACTGCTGCTGCACTGAAACAACTGCATAACTCTGTAGTTAATAACCGAGTGACGCCCCCACATGCACCCAAGTCAAAAGAATAGCACATATAAATTTGGCGGAATGGAACCCCATTCGGTTAACATTCTCCGCCTAATCTCTGAACTTGAGGGGTCATACTCACTCCTCAAGTATATGGGATTTAAGGAAGACATGGATACACTTGATAGCATTAAACAACGTTATTACAAACTTTACTTCCAAACTAAGAAACATGAAAATCAACAATCTGCCTGATGTTCCTTATGTGTATCCTGGCACTTATTCTGAACAACGTAAAAATCGTTTAGATGACTGTGTTGCAGATTATCTGAACGATGAAGATATTACTCCTTCCGACTTTTTCTACGATCTAATTGATGTAGTTACTGAGTGGGAAAAGTATCATGAACAGTACATGCAAAAAGCACAATCAGTAAAGAGTCTTATTTGTGGACGACAACAACCAACCTCCCGAAAGCACAGCAAACTTGATGCCCTTGACTGAGTGGGAAAGTTATAAAGAGTGCTGCTTATCTCTCGGAGTTCCTTGGGATCCAGTCCGAAGACTCCGAGGGTTTATGATGTACAATACGCTCTATCCTAGAACGTATAAATAAAAAAGTAGCAAGATATTGAGTCTGTGGCAACTAAGAAAATCTCACAGTTAGATGGCATTGATGACGCCAACTTGTCAGGAGAAGCAATTCTCCCCGTTGTCGTATCAGACCCACTGATTCCTAACCGTAAGTCAAAAGTTAATCAACTTTTTAAGACTGTTTCGGCAGGTACTAAAGCAGCACCTGGACTGTGTTTTGACCTAGACCGTGATACTGGACTGTACCAAAATGCGTACAATCAATTCGGTATCTCGTATGGTTCTGGTGGTTTCTATTTCTCTCGTATTGAGAATACCGATGGTTCTTCTACGAACCTGATCACAGTTGCCGACGACTCTGCTACTAACTCCAACATTATTATCTCTCCCAAAGGTGCGGGTAGAGTAGAAGTTACTGGTCAACTTCTACTTAATGACAACCTATTTGTCCTTCAAGATAATAGTGATAACACTCGTAAGGCACGTTTTGAAGTAGGTAACATCGGTAATACTGGTGGCACCCGAGTATTTACTCTGCCTGAGATTGTTACTGGCGGTGGTACTGTTCTTCTGGGTGATGATACCAACCAGTTGATTACAAACAAAGATATTATTATTGAAGACCAACGATTCACTATTCGTGATGGTGTTGGTAACAATGAAAAGAACGCTCGTTTCACTTTTGACTGGGATGAAACTGTAACTGGCACTAAAACTTATCAGTTGCCCGATCCTGGTATTGCTGTTGTAACGAGTGAACTTGTTGATGATGTGTCTACCCAGAAACTGTCTGGTAAGACTCTCATTGATGCCAAGTTTGCATCCACTACTGCAACTGATGCACCTGCTATTACGTTTGACACAGCATCACTAACCTCTGATCGTACAGTAGTCTTCCCTGATCTTTCTCTGACTCTGGTTGGTACTGATTCTACTCAATCTCTCAGTAACAAAGTTATTGAAGATCTGATTCTTGCTGATGGTACAACTCCTACCAAGAGAGTTATTTTCAATCTGACTAATCAGTTTGAGTCTCTTAACTATCAGTTCCAGTTTCCTAGTGAGAACCTTAACGAACCTCTCAATCCGAGTGTTCTGGTAACTACTAACGCCACTCAGAAACTTACTAACAAGGAACTAAATAGAGTTGATCTGGTTGATGATCTTGACGAGCAAAGACGAGTCAGAATTGATCTGACTAACATTACTCAACTTCGTAACATCAAGTTCCCAGATTCTGACGCTACGTTGCTGTCCACCAACAACGTTGCCCTTGAAGACGTACAATTTGGTGCTGGTATTGGTGCTCAAAAATTAACCTCTCGCGTTCGTCAACAACAACTTTACCTCTCACAGATCTTTTAATTAAATGGCAACTAACACTGGAGTTCTTGGCGCGGTAAAACCTGCTGCGGCGACCGAGACCACACTATTTAAGAACGATGTATTCAGTTCTGCTACTGGAACAGTTATTGTAAACTGTGACAATAGTGGTGCTGATACTTACAACATTTCTCTACGACAGTGGGATCAGGCATTGACTTTGGATGCTACCACTTATAAATTGCATCGTGGAGATATTATCAGTAACGTAAAGTGGAGTCTGTCTGCTGCTATTCCTCTCGCAGATGCAATTCCTGGCACTAAGTTCACCAGCACTGATGGTGAGAAGTGTGCGTATCTCCTAGATGTTGTTGACCCTGCAATTACAACTTATCTGGTAAGATATGAATCTCTGATTGCTTTCACCCTAGAAAACGTTGCCGATAATGCAAGTAGTCCCTCGCCAGATTATGCTAATGGTGAAACTGTAAGTAATGGTGGTGGTGTTACTGGAACCGTCTACGAATTTGTCCCTGGTGTAGACAATGATGGTGTTCTTTGGGTGGGTAATGTTGCTGGTGGTACATTTGCTGAAGGCGATGTTCTTACTGGTGGTTCATCAACCACTTCTGGTACTGTTAGTGTTGGTGGTATTGCTACTGCTGTAAGTAGATTTGTGTTTAACGATGGCGCTAGCGGTACTGTATATCGTCTGCAAAATCAGATTCAACCTGAACTGCTGACCGACCGTGTTTATCGTTTTGATGTATCTCACACCAGCATGACTGGTATTGATTTGAGATTCTCGGAATTTGCTGGTGGTACTAACACTGGACAGACTGAATATACCACTGGTAAGACTACCTCTGGCACCGCAGGTTCTGCTAATGCGTATGTTCAATACGATCTAAGTGGTGCTGAACTTGTTACTCAATGGTATCCATTTGATTTTGCGGATGCTAACTATGATGACGATTCACAGTGGTTTGTCTTCTCTGAGGAGTATACTTTCAATGAAGTTTGGGTATATACTCAAGTAGATGAAGGACTTAAAGATGTTAGCGGATGGGTCATCACCGATTCATTTACCTATCGTGATGTTACCTATGCTGTTGATGCTATCGCTGGCGACAGTTATGGCACTGTTCTTGATTGGGATGATGCGACTGGCATCGCTTATGTAACTAATGGTCCTGGATCTGCTCTCTGGGTTGGTACTGACACTTTCCTAGATTCTCCCCGTCAGACTGCAACTAGCAAGGCAAGTGCAACTATCAGCAGCGTTAGCAATACTGATGCCGCTGATGTAATTATCAATGCTGATGCTATCGCACAGTCTGCCTCTGAAGAGCGTAAGGGAATTATTATTGGACCTGGACAATCCATTAAGGTTGAAGCAACTAACGGTCGCGTCAATTTTGTACTGGATGCTTTCCAAGATACTGTAAGCGAACTTACTACGAGTCTTTATCAGCGTACGACTGATTATCAGACCGCTGTTGCAGATACTGCTGGTGGTGCTGGTGATGATGCACCGTAATTCCCTTTGATGATCCAATAAATAACTCAGAAGGATAAAGTCTAAAAGATGGCACTAACTCGTCTTAAGAATATCATCACGTCCCGTACGGGTCGTATCATTTATGTCAACCCTGATGACTTTGATGCGAGTGATGATATTGATAACAGAGGTAATTCCTCACTCAGACCATTCAAATCTCTGCAACGTGCTTTCCTTGAAGTAGCAAGGTTCTCGTACAGAGTTGGTTTGTCTAACGACGAATTTGATGCCTTCAGTATTCTGCTCTATCCTTCTGAGTATATTATTGACAATCGTCCTGGTGAAGTCCTTTACACTAACATTCCTCCGTTGGATTCTAACTCCAACATGGATGTTACCTCTCCCAATAATGTACTCTATAAGTACAATTCTGTAGAAGGTGGCGTAATCGTACCTAGAGGTTGTTCTCTAGTTGGTATGGACCTCCGTCGTACTAAAATTATTCCTAAGTACGTCCCCTATCCTACAACTTATCCTGCTAAAGGTATCAACACTGAGGAACAAGTTCCCTCACAAACTGCCATTTTCCGTGTAACTGGTGGTTGCTACTTCTGGCAGTTTTCATTCTTTGATGGTGATCAAACTGGTGTGTATTTCAAACCAGATGATTCTGAAACCATCCCTCCTTCGTATTCTCACCACAAACTTACGGCATTTGAATTTGCCGATGGTACGAATACTCTCAACCAACTGATTAACGACCTTGGCACTGTAGAAAACTCTGCTGAGATTACTGGTTCTTCTATTCCTAACCTGCTAGAAAGAACCGACCTAGATATTTACTATCAGAAAGTATCTCGCGGTTTTGCTACTATTCCTGACACCTCTGGTGATCCTGCAACTGACCAGATTCAGGCAAGGGTAGAGGAAAACAGAATTGTTGGACCTATCTCCGATGAATTTAGAGTTCTCCAAATTACACGCAACGGCAACACTGCTACAGCAATTACAGTTGACGAGCAGGGAAACCCAAAAAACCACGGGTTTTCTGTCGGCGTTAACGTTAACATTTCTGGTGTCACTGGATCTACTGGAAACCAGTCGGAGTTGGACGCACAACTCTACAACGGATCTTTCTCGGTAACTAGTGCATCAGGTAACGTATTTACCTATCAATTAGCAGAAGAACCTAGCGGCAATGCTATTGGTTCTAACATTGTTGTTAAAGTTGAAATTGACACTGTTGACTCTGCATCTCCTTACATCTTTAACCTGTCCCTTAGATCTACCTGGGGCATGAATGGTATGCACGCTGATGGTGCAAAAGCAACAGGTTTCAAATCTATGGTTGTGGCACAGTTCACTGGACTGTCACTGCAAAAAGATGATCGTGCGTTCGTTAAATATAACGCATCAACTGGAAACTATGATGAGGGTGGTCCTGGTGCTCACCTAGATGGTTTCGCTGAGTATAAGAAAGGGTGGAGACATACGCACGTTAAGTGTTCTAATGACTCGTTCATTCAGGTCGTTTCGGTGTTCGCCGTGGGATATGGTGACCACTTTGCTGGTTACGCTGGTGCTGACATGTCTATCACCAACAGTAACTCTAACTTTGGTAATACTGCACTGCGTTCTAAAGGATTTAAGCGCACTGCATTTACTAAAGATAAGGCAGGAACTCTCACCCACATCATTCCTCCCAAGTCTTTGTCTGATGTAGCAGAGATTTCTATCAACTGGACTAACATTGATATTGCTAGAACTAAGGTAATTAACTCTGCACTTGCTGGTCAGGGTGGTGTACTTGGTTCTAGACTGTATATCTATGGTTACACGTCTCAGACTGCACCTCCACCCAACAAAGTTCAGGGTTATGTTGTAGGTGCCAGACAAGATGGCACTGGTGTTAATGCAGTGCCCGATAAACTCTATTGTTTGTTGATTCCTGCTGCTGGTCAATCTCCCACAATTCGTTCTGCTGAGATCAATCCTTTTGGTCCCACTGTATCTGGAACTACCGCAGGTAATGATGGTTCGCCTATCCAATTTGATAGTAATACTTACACTATCAATGGTCAAGCGAATCAGGTTGGCGGTTGGTATCTGTCTGTCAACGCCACAAATAACGAGATTTATCAGACTCTCAGCACTAATACCACCACATACGCTACTCTGAACTTTACTCCTACAACGTTTATTAAGCGTGTTCCTGATGCTAGAAACCTGACTGACAGAACTTATCGCGTTCGTTATGTCATTCCTAAGGACCAGAATCCTCCTCTGCCTAGAGCACCTATCAGTGGTTTTGTACTCCAACCCTACAACACTGACAACACTAACTATAACCTGAACAAGGTATATTACATCTACGATACTCAGGAAGTTCAATCATTTGAGCGTGGTGTGAGTGATGGTATCTATTATCTGACTCTGTTGTGTGCATCTATCTCGCCCACAACTTCTAACTTTGATGACATGGCGTTCTCACAAAACGTCAATGAAGTTTATCCATCATTTGACAGAGATAATCCTAACGATGACCCTGAACCCACAGTATCTGTCGCAGATAATGAAGTCATTGGTCTGGTATATGGTACTGATGGTGCATCTCCCACGCCTAACAAAGATGATCAACGTTCTATCACTAAAGAGGCAGTTAAGTTCCTCCTTGCTGACAGTGGTTGGGTTGCTGGTCAATCTCCTGGATGGGATTCTATCAACGAAACTCTCTCTGACATCTCCCTGACTTCACGCCTGGGTGATGAAGAGACTCGTAAGATTCCTATTCTGGAAGATGCTGATGGTGATCTTTTCCCGATCAACGTAGAACTTCGTCGTCACTCTATTCTTAGATCTGGTAACCACACTTTTGAATATACTGGTTTCGGTCCTGGTAACTATTCTACTGCGTTCCCACAAACTCAGGTAGAAACTCTCAGCGATGAGCAAATCAGACTGTCACAATCGTTGAAGGAAGAAGCAGGCGTCGCCTTCTATTCTGGTCTGAACTCTAATGGTGACCTGTTTATTGGTAACCAAGTTATTAACCCAGTTACGGGTCAGATCACGTCCGAAGATATTGCACAGTTGAATGTTCTCGGTGAAGAGAACACCACCATTGAAACATTCTCTGAGGTTGTTGTTACCGATAAACTCACTGTTATCGGTGGTGCATCTAACAACCTGGAATCTATCTTCTCTGGTCCTGTAACTGTTCAGGGCACTCTGACATCTCAGAAGGACATTGTTGCTAAGAAGATTACATACAACAACCAGGATGGTACTGTACTTAAATCCACGCTACTTGCTCCCGAGTTGGTAACTGGTGGCATCGCTCAAGGTGTACCTGACCTCAGCAACATTCAGAACTATAATGCACCCTCTGATGGTGATATTGTCTACAGCATTGATTGGACTCCTGGCACCAATCTTGGTTGGATGTATTATGAAGGTGCATGGATTAAGTTCGGTCTGACTAACACTGGCGTGTTCCAGTTTGGTGCATATGATAGTGCATATCCTCAGCATATTGGTATCGGTCGTGCCGCATCTGCCACATATAGACTAGAGGTAGAAGGTTCCCAGCGTATCACTGGAGACCTGAGAGTTGATGGTCGTGGTGGTGTTGCACCTGACAAATATATTACTAGAAGAACTCAGGGCGATGGAATTACTCTCAACTATCCCATCACATCCTATGCTGGCGTTGTACACAACTCTAAGTCAGTTATTGTTACTGTCAACGGTGTACTTCAGCACCCTGATGTCAACTACACGGTAGATACTAACGGCACTAACGTAGTATTTGCCTCTGGTGATGCACCTAGCACTGATGACTTTGTTGAAATTAGAGAACTCCCTATCTAAATAGTAACGGAATCGGTAGAGCAATATGGCACTTACTAAGATCAATGGTAATAATATTGATACCACAACTGAGGCGCTGATTAAAATCCTTCAGTTGCAGGGTACTGGTTCTTATTTGGAACTGCCTAAGTACGCTGACCAGACTGCGATTGACAGCGCAGTTGGTTCACCTGCCATTGGTACGATTGTCTTCAACCAAGAGGAAGATCAGGCACAGATTTATGTTGCTGACGCCAGACAAGGACAGGCAGGGTGGGCAGCAGTTGGCGGTGGTGGTGCATCTCTGGGTGAGAAATCTATTGTTAGAACTAATGCTAACGTCATTGATGAGGATATTGACATCGGAGCAATCAGCAATCCTGACCCTGAGTTTGCAAATGCCATGAGTATTGGTCCTCTGACTATCAACGCCACCAGAACAGTTAGCATTGATTCAGGTAGTGTCTGGACAATCATCGGCGGCGAAGGACATGCACAAGGATTCGCGACCCGTATGGGTGGGTGACACTTTGACCGACTGGCACAGTTGACAGAACGACCCTCATGGTTTTATACTATGGGGGTCTTCAATTCATGACATGCAATTTACTCTTATCTGCCGCGACGATGATGGCACCCAGACCAAAAAGAAGTTTGAGGGTATGTTTTTGGACGACGTAGTTCAGCAGACTGGTGACTTTCTGCGTGGTGTAGGTTTCGTCTTTGATGAGATTCAGATCTACAACACTGAAGAGCAAACTTATGCTGAGAAAACTGCCAGTCCAGAGTTCCTGAGCGAAGATTCTCCTTATGATGTGGTATCATTCTCGCACACTTCTGATTGATAAATACTCACGATCCTTAATTCCAAATATAGATTACTAGCAATGGGACGTACTTACCGCCGAGGTGGAGACGATTACAATTCCTACGGGAAATCTCTCCGTGAAAAACGTCAACGTGGTAACATTAAGCGAACTAACTGGGACGCTTATGATTACAACGACAGTCACAAGTCCACTACTAAGAATAAAAAAAGCAAAGACACTGAGTATTACGAGGACTGGCAACAATGACATATCTCCCACGCGAAATTCTTACTGTAATTGATGGGGGAAAAGACTTGTTTGACGAACTTGAAGAACTGATGCTGGAAGATGATGAGGTTATCTATGATGACCTCACAGGATTAGAGGTGGAATGTGAGTACACCGTAGATTACTAAGATTCTTAAGGTTTGCTCCATGGACAAATCCTCACCACCTAGATAAAATAAGTCAGTCAAACGGAGATCCAAATGGACGGCGAAAGTAAAGACGATAAGTTCAACCGAGGGTTAGACCTTTTCATTGAATCTGTATTGAAACCTGACAGCAAACTTCGTCAATGCGCCCACAATCAGAGATGTTATCATGAACTGATGGAAATCCGTGAGATAGTTCTTAACTACCTCCCCGAATTGCGCCGCCCCCAATGACAGTTATCAAAACAGCAATGTTGACCTCAGAGCAAAAATCTCTTCTGAAACAGTGTCTGTACCTAAAAATCTGCAACTTGCAGAAGTGTTTTTATAAGGACAAATCTATCAGTGAACTTGAATACAACAAAGAGTTTGCTAAAATAGACGAACTCACTGAAGTCCTTGGTATTCGTGATGCCTACTCCTATTACTCATGTTTGTGAACAAATCACGCCCCATTGTCCCCCAGATGGATACAGATACGAGACAGTTCGCTTTAAGAATAATGTTCTTGCAATTTGGACTGTTTTTAATCCTGGGTTTGTCTACAATGGTGGCAGTGAGTGTCGTTGTATCTGGGGATTCTACAACACCAAAACTGGAAACTACCACGCGCCAGTGAATCCTAAGACTGTGGGAGATGTTGTTAGATTAGAGGACACATCTCCCTACAGTGCTATGCAACTGAACTTAAAAGGACTAGAACAGTTCTTTGTGTGACAGTGATCATAGTGGCACAGACCCCTTGACAGGGGTCTTTTTTCATGCAATACTATATTCATAGTCAAGCGATTCACATGCAACTTCGTCCACATCAGCAGCGTGCATTTGACTCTATGGAGTCTGCAACTGCGGGACAAATCTACTGCCCCACTGGCGGCGGTAAGACTTACATTATGATCGCAGATCTGATGCGTCGGTTGCGTCAAGTTGACAAACCTTCCGTGTTTGTTGTTGTCGCCCCTCGTATTCTGCTCGCTAATCAACTCCAATCTGAGTTCTGTGAGTTTATCACTGATGCACAGATTGCACACGTTCACAGTGGCGAGACTGCACACTTCAGCAGCACCAAACCCGCCGAGATTCGCTCCTGTGTGACTCTCTGGCAGGTCAATCAGAAGCACACGATGATCTTCACCACCTACCATTCTCTCGGTCGTGTTGTTGACAGCGGTGTAGATATTGACACTATCTACTTTGACGAGGCACACAATGCCACTGGTCGTCACTTCTTCACCAGCGTATTTGCTGTCTCTCAGTATGCAACTCGTCGCTTCTTTGTGACTGCTACTCCTAAGCACGATCGTAGCACTGGTTATAAGCGTGGCATGAACAATACCGACGTGTTCGGTCCTGTCCTAGAGTCAACTGCTGCTCCTGAACTTATCAGCAGCGGCAGCATTGTTCCTCCCGTTGTTGTACCTTACGAGACCGACGAGATTCGTACTAAAGAGAACGCACCTATGCTAGATGCTGATAACATTCTCGGCATCCTTGATCGTCTTGATGATGACAAGTCTCAGAAAGTTCTGGTCGCTGCACCTAACACCCGTGTGCTGTGGCGTATGCTTTCCGAGTCATATGTGCTAGACGAGATCAAACAGCGTGGATATGATGTCATGCACATTACATCTAAGCACGGTGCATATGTCAACCAGACTAAAGTCACCCGCGAACAATTCTTTGAGACTCTTGATGATTGGGGTCGCGATAAGTCTCGCAAGTTTATCGTCTTCCACTATTCTATTCTGTCTGAGGGTATCAACGTCCCTGGTCTTTCGCACTGCATTTTGTTGCGTAACCTCCCCACGATTGAGATGGCACAGACTATCGGTCGTGTGATTCGTACTGATCGTGATGACGTTGCTGCAATGCGTGACGGTTCGTTGCAACCAGGCGTGTTCGCTAATTACAACAAACCGTGTGGTTATGTGACTGTTCCCATGACCTCAGGTTATGGTGCTGGTGTGCGTACTGCCAAGAGACTTCAGTCCTTGGTTGATACTATCTTCATCAAAGGTGTCCCCGCTATCGCTTTCTGCTGATCATGGAAATCTCAAAAGACCTTCTCTTTCTCTGTGTAGATCGTGCCCTGGGTTGTCCTATCGTAGGGCAGGGAGATCTATTTGAAGAACTCTACACTCTCTACATGAATGACAGTAACTCTTCAACGCTACGAGAATACATCACCGCAGAAGTTGCGAGGTGTGATGCTATCCCTGGTAAATTGGGTCGTGATGCTAAACACAAACTCACGGGCGAAGAGAAAGAAGTTAAACCAAAGAATTACACGGGCAAGACTACAAATGGAAGTGGTTGTTTTAATGATTACACAAGAGCACGATTCCTGAAGGATAAAGAGGCAAACCTCCCCATCATTCAGTCACTCTTTGTGGACGGTGTGTTGGTGTATGTTATTGAGTTCAAGTTTGAGGCGATTGCTGACAGACTTGACAAACAGATTAGCACGATTTGTGAGGAGCAGGGCAACCGCTATGTGAGATCGTGCGGGTGGACATATGCTGATTGGATTGATCACCCCAGTTTGATTGTGCATCACATGAATAATACTCTCCTTGACAAGTCTCATGTCAAGGGTAACTACAAAGTGTGCAACCCATTCTATCAAAAACTGAAAAACCTTTAATTTCGTTTGCGCGGCATGACCTACCACACCCCCCAGATTCCGCGATGGATTTTTCACGTTTTAGATTCCAGTCCCTGACTGGGGTCTCAGGTGGGTCTCGGGTGATATTTTGCCACTCTGCCCCACTCTGCCCAAACTCTGCCCCCTGTGCCAGTT